AAAAAGAAACCGAAACATAAACCATACTACCCTAGTTATCACAAACTAGCACACATGAGAAGGTACTATGAAATTGCAGTGGACCACGAGTCGTGGATCCACTGGTTAGGTCCTTGGCACGCCGAGATAAAGGTTAAGAACTAAAATATATCCTTTTACACTCTTCATAATTTTTAGATTTTATCATTAATCTCAAAGAAATTCTATCAGGTTCTACAGAAATACCTCTGTGTTTCTTTGTCAAATTGTTTAATAAGGCACACTTATAAAAATAATCATTTTTTTCATCTTCTTCATAAAAACGAAGTGATTCAAAATCATGCGATAAAGGTATACACAAAGATAAATTAAAGTCGCGATGAATCCAATCTAAAGTCCTATGAAATTTTAGAAAAGCGATGCGATAATCTTTATCGGTCATATGAAATATATCTTCAAATTGAGACACCACTTTACAGATTTCTTCATTTTTTTCTCTCGACAGAAAACATCTTGAAAAAAAAATTTCGGCCATATTTGATATTTCATTATAATTCCACTTTACAAAATTCTTATTTCCTTTTTCTGTAACTGCATAGGTGTAATAATTCCATAAAGAAGGAGAATCAAGATATCTATTTGCTTCCGATAAAAGTTTTTCTCTATCGTATTCTATATCAACATCGAAAAGGTAATCGGATCTTATCATGAATTAACGTATCGTTTACCAATATTATATTTTGAAACTAACTGCCAATCATTCTTTTCTTTATGAGGTAGAACCTTAATCTTGGATAGAGGAGCCTGATGTTCTTCTATCTGAGATGGATCTACCAACTTTACGAGCCCCCATTCTGAAAGAAGACGAGCGATAGTATTTCTTCTAGCCACATCATCTTCTGTCATATTAAATGGTTTACCATCAAGAGCGAATAGTTCTTTGAAGTGAACAATAAAATATCTTTGTCGTTTGTGGAGAATATGACAACTCTGATACAGTGTCATTTTTTCTACATCGTCAACTACCTGTTGCTTTTTAGATGCAATTCCGATACGTGTAAGCGTTTCTCTAATCTTTAGGAAATCGTCGTCTCCACCGATTTCCACTTCGATTAAATCATTTATGTCGAAGTTCATTTCACACCACCTTTTTCTAATTTTTTTCTCATTCTATCTAAATCTTCATTACTGAATAGATCTAGTACCTGTTTTGCTTTTTCGTAACTATAACCATAATATTCAACGATTGTATTCAAGTCATCGTTCTTTTCAGGTTTAGTCCACTTAGCGAACCTCTTCTTAGGTCTTACTGTATTTATAAAAAACAAGTATTGTAAATCTTTATCCAGATGCGAGAACTGATTCATGGCATTAGCCAACATCAGCGTATCATTGTGATAAGACAATGCACGATTGACCATGAAGGGGTTGTAATCCTTTACAACCACTTCTTTATTGTCACTTTCCTCTAGAAGATTTTTACCACTGTTAATGCTATTTACATAATCAAACGGGTTCATTTGAACTCACACTCCATCATAATCTCAGTCAAGCAAGCCACAAGATTAATTTCTTGGTCGACTACAAACGCACTTTTGTAGCCATAGTCGGCAAGAATTAAAACAATTCGCGGCACACTTGCTGGTTGAAGAACATTACATGAAGCATCATATAGTTTACGAAACATCACCGAGGGTTCAAGATCAGAATTCTTACCAACCCACTTTCGCATTTCTTTAAAGTTCTTTTTCTTTAGTAAAGTAATGATCTCTTTAAAGTTATCGTCACTTAGGTTTGCAAGAACACCTGCATCAATCACACTACCAGTGGCTGAGTATCGTTGAAGTTCATTCAACACACGGCGCCAATCCGGAAAATGTTTCATAATAAGTTCGGCAATTACTTCATCTTTATATTCTACATTGTTTTCTTCTAGAATGTCTCGTATACGAGCCATAAACTGTTTTGCCAGTTTTGGTTTATCCTTAACACGCAAATTAAAGTCAACAACAGAACATCTAGAATGAAGTGGTTCAATGATACGATTCTTGAAATTGCAGGTCATAATAAAACCACAATTCTTTGAATACTCTTCCATAAAATTACGAAGCGCAGGTTGAGTAGATTGTGGGTTGAGATAATCAGCCTCATCAAGAATCACATACTTACGATTACCACTGAACGACATACTAGAAGCAAAGTCGCGAATCTCAGTACGCAAAGTATCAATGTTACCATTCATAGAACCGTTAATAACAATGTATTCAAAATCACATTCTTCTAACATGGCGCGAGCTACTGTAGTTTTACCTACACCAGCACCGCCACTTAGAAGAAGGTTTGGAACATAGTTTGATTTTACGAATTCAGAAAAAGTATTTTTAAGGTCTGTTGGAAGAACGCAATCGGCAATGGTTCGTGGTCGGTATCTCTCCACCCACAGTTGATTCACATCAGTCATAATAAACTCCAATTAAATTAATTAGTCTTGTTCCAGCGCGATAAAATACTCCACTTTTTCTGGCCTAGAAGACCACTTTGAAATGCCCTTGTCTGAAATACTCACATTGTAATCGAAAGGCATTACTTTTAGATTATCAGAACGATAAGTAAACGAGTATTCACCCTCATGTTCACAGATAAATGCTTCGAAACGGTTACCACCAGGATTCTTTATATCGCAAGCCACAAGAGACAGTTGATTGTCTTTCACTTCGACAAGGACATTTGGAAACTGCATGATATTACACGACTGCATAACTTTTTGCATAACATCATTTGTAAGAACGAATGTTACATCTTCACTAGGAAGTTTCATTTCTTTTGCTGGGGGTGTAGTGATAATATCTTTTTCTACATAACCATACCTCTGTTTATAGGCATCACTATGAATTTGCATATAAGTATCTTTTAATTCAATCTCTGCATTATCGACAAGAGACAGACAACCAAGAAACTGATTCAAATCATAGATACCAAAAGGTGAGTCGAAATCTTCTTCAACGGTAGCCTTCGCAAGAATTGTTTTGGCAGGTGAAATGGTACGCAGTACATTACCCTCATCTACCCAAATCGATTGATTGATACCAGAAAAACTTTTCAAAACATCACACATTTCATTAGACACTTTCATTTTATATACCTCATTAATAAACGAACAACCATTATATCATATTTTCAGTAGCTTGTCAACTACTGTTTGATCTTCTGTGAAGGATCTGCTGTTGCACTTGCACCGATTGTTGCAAGATCAATAAGAGAACCACCGAAGAAATAAGAACCCATATGTTGTGTCTTCATCCAAGGACACATCCATACTTTGATACCTGCTTTTCTTGCCCATTGACAGAACATATAATCTTCTGAGAGATATCGTTTTGTATCTGGATCAATGACACAATCAAAGTAAGCCATAATTTCACGAGAACCGTCGAAGTTTGCAGTACGAACATGATCTGGTTTGTACTTAAACTCTGGGTACGCAGCCTCGTATTTCTCAAAAGCTTTGCGTTGAATCATCATGAATCCAGTACCACCTTCAAGCACTTCTACTGGTTCATTCAAAGCAATCTGAGTTTGTCCTGCAGCAGGGTTGAAAACATAATCACCCACATATCTGTTAAGATTTTGTGGATTATCATCTGCATAACCTTTATCTACTGCGAGTTTAATCTTCTCCCAAGAAATTGTTTTCTTAGGATAAGGACCACACACAATGTCTTTATCGCTGTCGGGGTCTGCAACAGCAGCCAATGCAAGAACATCGTTCGGGTCAAATCCAATATCACTGTCAATGAACATTAGATGTGTAAACTTTTCATTACGAAGAAATTCGTCTACACAATAGTTTCTTGCACGAGTAATAAGAGATTCATTAAAAAGATAAAAGAACTCTATTTCAATTCCATAATGTGAGGCAAGTCGAGCTAGATCAACACTTGATTTTGTGTATTGACCACCACACATTGCACCATACATTGGTGTAGCAACAAAGATTTTTCTCTTTCTCAACTCACCTACATCAATTGATAATTCCATAATTTCTCCTTAATTGAATAATTCATTTCTGTTATATATGTTCCTCATTTCATTTAAACTGGTATCATAAATCAGTTGTAAAGAAACCCTGATTTTATCATTATTCACCACTCGATGCCTAATATTCGGATCGAAAGCATAACACTCGATACCAAAGGTTATTTCACCAGATTCCATTTCACAACTAGCAAAATTTTCGGATAAAGGAAAAACAATAACAGTATTTCTTTTGAATTTTGGATTATCTACATGCCATTTAACATTTTTATTCGGATTAACTCTACAGATAGTAAATTTATCAGGTTTTTTTCTGAAATCGTTTAACAATGGTTTAGAAATATCACATAATTCTTTTTCTGGATCTAAAAAAAATTTTAGATTCATGTATTCATTTTTTCCTGTAGAGTAATGATCGTAATAATATGAATCAGGAACAGACTCAGCTAATAAAAGCATCTCTCTTTTTATTTTTTCATCGATTTTATAATCGATAGGAAACCAAGATAATTCCATAAAACATCACTTGTTAAAAAGGTGGATCATCGTAA